TCAAGTCTGCTGAAAGGGATAAGAAATCGGCAACCCGGGACCAAAGTTAATTGCATCAACAAGGTGGTCTGGAGCCAAATGCGCATATCGCATGGTCATTGCCAAACTCGAATGCCCCAGGATGCGCTGCAACGTGACGATGTTTCCGCCGTTCTGGATGAAATGGCTAGCGAAGGTATGGCGCAGAGCGTGCGCTGCCTGCCCCTTCGGAAGCTTGATGGTCGTACGGGCCAAGGCACGGCGGAACGCGGTAATGGCGGAGTTTGGCTGGCCATGCTCACGCCAGTGACGAACGATCCTGGCTTCAAGCTCGACAGAGATCGGCACCGATCGCACCTTGCCGCTTTTGGTGCCGCTGAAGGTGATCACACGGTTACGCACCGAATGCGGCTTGAGCTTTTCGGCCTCAGACCATCGAGCACCAGTAGCCAAGCAGATCAATACGATGATTTCGACGTGCGGGTTATCGCAGCCCGACCGGATCGCCTGCAGGAGTTCGGCTATCTGCTCATTGGTCAGCCAGGACAACTCACGTTCCTGGACACGCAACGGCTTCACCAGCTCCAACGGGTTCGGGTAGTCGATGACGCCCAGGCCGCGAAGCTCGTTGTATACGGCGCGCAGGTAGCCCAGCTCGTTATTCAGCGTCTTAGGTGAGGTGCCAGCTTCCATCCTCAAACGCCGGTCATTCGCATAGACGTGTGGGTCGAGTCGGATAGCCACAGGATCGCGCAGGCGATCAGCCAAATAGAGCAGCTTGCGCAGGCGACCGGCTGCATATCGCAGGGAGTGGCCGTGCAGGTCGTACCAGAGCTGCATGAGGTCAGAGAGCCGTCGTTTGTCCTTGGGCTTGGGTGACCAATGCTTGTCTTCTACGAGCTTGGCACGGCACGAGGCTTCGAAGCGCTGGGCTTCACCCTTGGTCTTAAACGTCTTGCGGAAGCGCTTGCCCTTGATGGGCTCAACATCGACTTTCCAGCGACCGTCAGGCTGTTGCGTTATTGCCATCAGACCGCCCTACCCCACCGCACATGGCGTTCCTGCAGCAGATGCTTGATGTGTTTGTAGAGATCGTCCTGGGTCATTTCCTTGGCGGCGTAGTGATCGCGGATGACCGGCCAGCAGTCCCATTGCTGCAGGGTCTTAAACGCCTTTTTTGCGCCCACCTTTTCCCTTGCCAGCAGGCTGACGAAGTTTCCCAGGAACAGCTCCACGTTCTTGCCTGAGAAGCCACGCGAGGTCTTGTAGTAGCGTTTGTATTCGGTGTCATCGAGCAGAGAGTCCACCGGCAGATCGACGCGCACGTCTTCACGGATCAGCGTCCAGATGGGCTCAAAATAGCCAGGGCGGCAGAGCAGCTTGAATTGACGCAGGCCATAGCGCCAAAGACCGTCCAGATGCCCCGCGAAGGCGGCAAAGGAGCTGGTGTCGATCACTGCATGGGTTTTCAGATCGAAAGAGCCGCTGGCGAATTGCTGGATGACCGAGTGGTGATAGCGCAGCTCTACGCGCCACACGTCAGCGTCAGGATCGTAGTTGTCCGGATCTTGCGGGTCGAAGCTGTCGCGGCGCTTCCACACGCTTTCCCAGTAGTCCAGCTTGTCGGTTGCCCGGGCTTGCTCGGTCTTGTTGTAGATGGCTAGTTGCACGCCGCTGGCCGAGCCGAACATGAAGGTTTCACCACGACCGTAGGTGCTGGACTTGGTGGTCCAGTTGATTTCGTTGATGCCGGAAATATCACGTTGGGTACGTGCACGACAGTGCATGCGGGCGACTAGATCCACTGGCGGTTTCCAGCCCTGCAGATCCAGGGCGAGGTGGACGGCGCATTGGTTGATTTCACGATGGGTCAGAACAGCCGAGGCGTAATAGTCCATACGATCTTGCAGGCGCTCAGGCGACAGGGCGTCGATAGCATGGGGCGAGACTTCGATTTTCAGGTGGGCGCCGATGGCGTCGATCTTGGCGTTGAAGTTCTTCACCAAGAGGATGATGCCCAGGTCAGCGTTCTGCAGCTTGTACTGATAGCCAGAGTCTTTGCTGACACGACCTGAGTGCCAGATCTGGCCAGCGAATTCGACCATGGCGCCGGGCTTCTCAAACAGGCACATAATCTCAGGGCGGATCAGGCCCCGGTACAACTGGCGCACGGTATCCACCCCACAGCGGAGCAAGCGGACGTTAGTCAGATCGGTCAGTGCCGCTGATGCCGCATCCATGAAAAGACGACCCGTCTTGCTCTCAAGGCCGGTTGCTCGGTCAATCCGTCGCTGATCTTTAACGCTCATGTGTTTTTCCTCTATTGGCCAGTAATGGCCACTTTCAAGCTGATTTATCTGACGTGTTACAGGGACGTCACCGGGCGCCCGTCGCGCGCCCGGCGGTGTCACGGGCTGCGCCCAAACCACCGCCGGGCAACGCGCCGAACGAAAGATCCATCCACGGCCCCGCATCAGCCGGCATCAGCTCGTTGTGGTTCAGGGCTTGTATGCGGGCAGTTATGAGCACCACTAGGTTGGTGGTACGTACGCGGTTGGATTCGTAGCGAAACGCGCGCCCCAGGTAGGGGATATCGCCGAGGATGGGCACGGAGCTGACAGAGCGATCGGTCTGTGTGGATCGCAGCCCGCCGAGCATTACCCCTTGGCCATCCTTGAGCTGCACCTTCGTGAGGATGCGGCGGGTATTGGTGATGATGTCGGAGGCTCTGGTCTCGTCGGCCACACTTGAAGCCGACTGGCTGACCTGCAGCTCTATCGCATCGGCCGGCGTGATGAAGGGAGTGACCTGCAGGGTTACGCCCACATCCTGGCGCACGATGGTTTGAAACGGATCTGATGCCGGCGTGGAGCCGCTGGTGGTCTTGCCGGTGATAAAGGGAACGTTCTGGCCGACGACGATGGAGGCGGGCTCACGGTTGAGAGTCAGCAACTGGGGCGTGGATAACAGGTTGCTGCTGGAGCTGGAGCGCACCGCCTGCAGGAAGGCCGATATGGACGGGCCGGAGAACGTGAGGCTGAAGCCAAGATCGGAGCGATCAGCCGACCGGATACTGCGCCCCGAGAGGTTGAGGCGATTGGCTGTTGCAGCCGCATTGAGGCCGAGTGCTTCGAAGTCGTTATCGGAGAGCTCAGCCACCACCGCGGTGATTTGCACTTGCCGCCGCGGTCGGTCGATTTCCGTAACCACCTCTTTGATGGCGTCGAGCTGGGGGCGTGTGGCGGTAACGATCAGGGCGTTCGAAGTGGGCGACGGTGTGACGAGTACCTGGCCAGTGGTGTTGTTCTCAGTGTTGCGGTCAGCGCGGGAGGCCAGCACATCGCGCACGGACTGTTCGGCAAAGTCGGACTGAAGGTGTTGGAGCTGAATCACCTCAGTGACCAGGACGGGTGATTCCTGAATCGGTTGCGCGCTGATGCGGATCGCGTTGGGGCTTTTGGAGTAGTGAAAGCCGGACGACAGGACGGCGTTTTCCAAGAGCTGTTCGAGTTCCTGAGGGCCATCGAAGGTGGCGAAGATGGAGATCGGCGCGGAGCGGATATCGGAGCCGACCACCACCGATTTATTGAGCATCACAGCGGCCCACTCTACGAAGTCCTGCAGGGTGGAGTCGTAGAGTTCGATCTTCTCCACGGCAGCGCGGGCCAGGGTTGAAGTGAGTGCGAGCGGCAGCAGTGCCAGGGAGAGCCAGCAACGTTTCATGGCCGATTACCTGTAGACGGTGAGAGAGTCAGTGCCACGCAGCAACCGCACTTCTCGCGGCCCCCGTGGATCGATGGTGATGGCGCGGGACAACAGATCCTCGGAGCGAATGCGCTTGCCGTCGGGATCAACGAACACATAGCGGGCCTGCCCGGACAGGAGCCCATAAGAGGCGATGCGGTAGCCCTCGAACTCTTCAGCCAAGGTGGCTTTTTTCTCTTCCTCTACAGCGGCTGGTTTTTCCTGTACGGCAACGCCCGGTGTACGAATCCAAGCGATGGCCGAGAACACCGGCAGCGAGACAAACAAGGTGATCAGGCCGCCCAGGAAAAAGGCGTTCACCACCCGAGTGCGGCGGAAAAAGATTTTGGTGGTGCGCATGAGAAACCCCAGGTCGCGAGGTGATGCAGGAAGGCGGCGATGCCAGTAGCCGGGCGGGAGCATGGAATACGAGCCTTTGTCGTAGTCCTTGTTGTATTCCTGGGTGGTGTCGTAATAGCTGTAGAACTCTTTGCCCTGATAGAACCAGTCCTCCACCTTGGGCGAGTTGAACTTGGCGCCGTATTTCACGATGGCCTGATGCAGCTTTGGCAGATTGCCTTTCCACATGCCCAGGCTCAGCACGCGCAGCGGCAGGCGGAACACGAAGGGAATCTTCAGCTTGTCCCAGCGGTTGATGTACACCACGTGTTCAGCGATGGATTCGCGGATCTGCTTGTCGATGACGTTGACGTTTTGCACGCACAGCCACAGATCCCAGCGGCGTTTGCGCAGGAACAGGAAGAACTTCAGCAGGTCGGTACGTCCACCCGAGTTCCAGTCGCGGGAGTTGAGCCACACGCCGGCTTCGTCGAGAAAGATCCCACCGAATTTTTCCTCGTCGTAGGTTTCATGGCCGAAGCCCAGGCCGATCAAATCCTCAGCGGATGGCAGATCCGGCAGGCGGACAAGGCGCGAGTACTTGTTATCGGCCCGGCACAGCTTGTCCATTTTCACATCGACGTTGACCGCAACGCGGCGACGGGCTTTGAGGTACTCAAGAATCTTGAGAATGCAAAGCAGGGTTTTGCCAGCACCCAGCTTGCCGGTAACGATATAGACGGCCACGGGCGATCCTCAGGTGTGGATAAACTTTTCGGTGAGGCGGTGTGCCCACATGAAGATCAGCGATTGCAGCCGGGCGAACAGCAAAATGGTGATACCCGCGCTGAGGTTGGACGGCAGAAACATGCGGCCGAAACTGATCAGGTCGGGCGCCATGGCGTTTACCAGACCACCGGCAATGCCGTTGATTGCGGCGGCGAAGGCCATCAGAAGAACGCCGATGGCGGCGATAATCGCGAGGAACAAGACGACCTTGCGAAAGAACTTGGTGATGAACTCGAAAAACGGCGCGATCAGCGGCGTGATAAAGGCCAGCAACCAGCCATTGAGGCGCTTGAACAGGTTGGGGAAGAACTTGCCCAGCCAACCGGTAATCCAGCGAAGCCCAAACATCAGAAGCCTCCTTTCTCAGCTTTAGCGTTTTCCAGCCGCAGACCGGCATAGGCGATGCGCCACACCCCGATAAGGGTGAGCATCCAGATGATCCACTCGAGCAATGGCTTGATACGGCTCAGCTCGCAGGCGTCCAGCCGCAAATTGGTGTGCAACTTGCCGGCATCAATCTTCACGTCGAAGGGCGAACACGACGTGCTACGGGGTAATACGCCGTCGATGATGTAAATGGCCTTATAGGCAGCGGTGCCGGGGCCAAACCACTCGTTGTTAACGATGTTGGAGATGTCCGCCAGGGTGGCGATATCCGAGGCTTCTTGAGCGGCTAGCGTGTCGGTCATGCCCTGGCCGAAGACACCGGCAAAATTGCCGGCAAGTCCTGCAGCAGCTTCGCCAATGCTCTGATCGTCGCCGTCACCTTCCCCGTCGTACTTCTCGCCCAGGGCATCCTCTGCAAACTCTTTGAAGGCATCGCCCAGGTTGCCCAAGGCCTTGCTGATGCCATCGAGCAGGCTGTTGGTCTTGTCGATCTTGGGGCCGAGTTTTTCTTTGTCGCCGTCACCATCACCACCGGGCGTGCCGGGTTCTCCGTCGCCATCACCAGGGCCGTTACCGTCATCGCCTGGATTGTTAGGGTCGGTTGGATCGGTGGGGTCTGTTGGATCAGTGGGATCGGTTGGCGGGCAGACTTCGCCGGTAGATGGGTCGCATTCCTTGGGTGGATCTTTTACGCAGGTAGTGCCTGACCAGCTGTAACCAGGGCCGCAGACCGGAGGCGGATCGCTGGGATCTGGCGGCTCGGTCGGGTCAGTGGGGTCGGTTGGTGGCGTAGTCGGGTCAGTTGGGTCAGTCGGCGGGTTGCCGAGACCGGACGGCGTGTCGCCGCTCTGGCAAACCTGGCCGTTGTAGGTAGCGAGGCCCCAGCAAGCAGAGATGCCTTGATCATTGGTGCCGCACTCGCCAGACCATGCAGCGCGGCAGCCCTCCTGGCAAATGTATTCACCGGGCAGACTGGAGCCACCGTTAGGCACGTTGGCAAAGAAGCTGAAGCGTTGACCGGTAAGCGGCTCACAGTTTTTGGGTGGTTCTTCGCATTGACCGTTAGCAGGGTTGAAGGTCTGACCCGTGGGGCATCCGGTGCCACCACGACTGATCAAGATATCTTCGACTGGTCCTTTGATATCTGGCTGATCAGCTGAGCCGGCATTGAAGTAATAAACACATACGCCAGTAGTCGACGTTCTTACAGAGGCAGATATCGAGGTAATGGATTTCACTTGGTTTTTAACCCAGCTACAGGCGGCAGACGGGGAAGCAAAACGAGGGCTTAACGCGCTGTTGTAGTGGGATTGCCAATAATAATCCTCAGCAAAAACAAACTGCCCCCACCCCATAAGGGTGAGAGCAAGTAGCAGGCGGAGGCCGAAAGCCGTGCGCATCAGTCGACCCCCAACCCTGTTTAGGCGCCCGCAGCGCTGAACACGCGACCGGCGATCTTGAACAGGGCCACACCACCACGGATGACGCCGAACAGCACGGCACCGGCAGCCATCAGGGTGCCGAACGCGAGTGCCAGATCGGTGAAGACTTCGAGCAGCTCAGGCGGGACGGTGATTGCAGCATTGGCGGAACCGGCAGTCAGCGAGGCTGCACCGGCAGTGATCAGAGCGAGCGATTTGCCGCCCAGTGCTTTACCGACACTGGCCTCGTTCTGTACGAGCTGGCTGCCACGAATGGCAGCTTCTTTTTTGCTTTGGTACATGAGTTGTTTCCTCAGTTGGTTGAAGCGTCGACGATTTCCTTCCAGCCCAGCCGGAAGGCCCCCCAGGACACGCCAATCCCGAGAGCACCCACAAAGAGCCCAGCGATAACGAGGTACTGCCCCCAGGTGAAAGCCATAAACCGTTACCTCTGGTGCCCGTGGATTAGGCCAAGGGCGGCGATGGTCACCACGCCTTGAATGAACTGCAGGGCCCAGAGATCACCGAGGGTGACGTTGGCCAGATAGGCGTCGATTCCCATGCGGTGAGCTCCAGGCGGTAAGGGTTAGGCTTTGGCCGGATCGGCAGGCTTGCCGGTGCTGGCAGCAGGCGCGGGGCTCGCCGTGGTGCGGGCTTTGTTGTCCACGGCTTCGATATGCAGGGCGAGGTTCTTGCCCTTGTTCTGGCCGCCGCGGGCCACGTCGAAGGTGATGCGCACCAGTTGCAGGGGCTCGAACTGGGCGCCGGCCATGAACACTTCGTCGGCAGCGTCTTCAGCGATCGCCATGCCGATGATCGACAGGCCGTGTTCGGTCTTGCCGTCCGGTTCGTCGCCGTAGAAGACCTTGGCGTATTTGGTGTCATCAACTTGGGTCATCTGAGTGCCCAGGAATGCAACTTCCATAGTCGAACGTGCCATTGGGTGTTTCCTCTTTTCAGTTGCGCGTAATTGCGCGGTTTTGCCTTTCAGCAGGCCGAGCGAGTCCGTGCAGGTGAACTTCAACGTTCAAAACCTGCAGGTGCTTATCGGTCTACCGGGGGTTAAAGCCGGGTCAGGCGGTGCCTGATCGTTTGTTCACACCAAGGGCCTTGCCCTTGTCATCCCATTTCGCCACCGTCGCCCGCGACTGGCGGTGCGCGCGGTGAACTGGCCGGGTGATCGAGTTGGCCAGTCACGGACGCCGGAGGCGACTGATTCGGCTGCCCACTACGGCGCGGGCAGAACTCACGGCGCAGCAGCAGGAAGGCGAACAAAAGGCCGAGGGTCACGAAGCAGATGACCAGAAGGCAGTACGTGATAACCACAAACAGCTCAGGCGACATACACCACCCCGTGAACGATTGGGCCTTGTAGGGCTTCTACGATTTCCTGCCATTCATCCACACCCCAGTTTTCCGGGATGCCTTTTTCGTTGGCAGCGTCCTGTTGGTGCTGGATGCGGCCCAACTGCTGGCTGGCCAAAGGCAGCAGCTCAGCAGCTTGGGCGACAGTCAGGACGATGCCGGGCATCAATCGGTTTCCTTGCAGGCAGATACGGCCTGCAGCACAGCTTCCGAGGCGACCTGCTCAAGGCTTTGCATGCTGAGAATAGAGAGGATGGCGACCAGAGAGGCGCCCATCACGAAACCGAGCAATACAGGCCAGAACGCTTGATCAGCCATGGCTCAGCTCTCCAACTCGAACAGATCCCAGCGCGGGACGTAGGGCGTTGGCTTGCCGATGTTTTCCACCATGTACCAGTACCGAGGCGGGCGCGGTGTTGGCGAGTGCTGGGGACAGGTAAAGCCCGAGACCCAGCGGTACGTACTGCTCACGTGCAGCCAGTGCCCGTTCACCAGCCGCATTTGGCCAACGACCGGAAAACAGCGAGAGGGGAGGCATTGGGTGCAGCGTGGCGACAGGCTGATAGGCCCCAGTCTTTTGACATAGCAGACAGAGCAGTCGCAGTCCGACCTGTGGGGCTGGTGCAGGTACTTTTGCATCGATCATCTGCCCTCCCCCATGGCTACGCGGAAACCGATAGCGATTGCACCGATAGAAGCGGCAACGATTGCAGCGATGGCCTGTACAGGCACATCGACGACCAGTGCCCAAAGACTTTTGAACAGGTGGCTAAACAGCACGCAGAAGGCGACGTAAGCCGAGAGCCAGAACAGCCAGACGCATAGGTCTTTGAATTGCTGAACAGAGAACAGGGCAGGTGCTTTCATCACTCCCACTCCTCTTCCATGAGCTGCTTGGTCAGCAGTGCAACGTTCACCAGCACGTATTTGCCGATCTTCTTGGATGGCAGGTAGCCGTTGCGAATCCAGCCCCGGACGGTGTCGTGCTCGTTCTCCATGCGAATCCAGTTGGCGAACTCGCGCCATGGCATCACGGGCGGGGCTCCAATCACACGGCTTAAAGTCAGGTCGGTTCCTTCCACAATCTTGCCCTTTGTTGCACTATGAAGGTCTATGTTGGGAAAAATGAACCGGCAATATTTGCCGGTTTCATATTGACGATTATAGGCATGCGTAAAACTATGCCTAGCAATATTTGCCGGTTATTTAGACGAAATCAGAATATGAGAGAACGCATAATCGCTATCCTTGAGCATAAGAAGCTCACAGCGAAGCGGCTCGAAGAGCTCAGCGGGATTGATCGCGAGAAGTGGTATGCGCTCAGGAAAGGCGGCCGAAGGGTCAACGAGGATGACATCAAAGTTATCGTTGATATCGCCCCCGAATACGCCCTATGGCTGGTTAGCGGCCAGATCGCACCCGAGAGTGGCCAGACAAGCCCCGATTACGACGAGGCCAACCGAACCTTGACCGGTCAAAACGCGGGATAGCGATCACTCAGGAAGTAGCTAGGCGCTGGTACGCCCGAAGGGAATCGAGATAGGGATGAAACGGATTATTGCGACAGCGAGCTTAGCCATCTGCATGTCCGCAAATGCGGACTTGTTCGACGATGCAGCCAAGGGCATCGGCGACTACGTTATGAAGCCTATGGCCGACTCCCTCAATAAGCGGGTGCAGCGTTCCCTAGCCGAAGGGAATGGCCCGATGGCCAAGGGCGCCAGAGCTAACCTCAAGCAACAAGAACTCGCCGAGAAAGAAGCGAATCGTGGCGTGCGCCGGTCGGTTAAAGACTGCATGAAACCGGGCAACGTAATCGATGACGACGTACAAGAGTGCGTACAGGGCTATCGAGAGAAAACGTGGTGATTAGCTAGACGCACACAAGGATGAACATATGAAAGCTGACAAGGATGACGCACCTACCTACGTCAGACCGAGCGCCCGCAGAAGCAACATGACAACATGGGTTGTTGCTTCATTCCTGGGCAGCGCCTTCACAGTCGGTCTGCTATACACACTGAGCTCGCTTTATATGCAGGACAAAGTTGATCGGCGAGCGAACACACCTAAGCCAAAGCCAGCTCCCGTTGCAGAAATCACTAGAGCGGCGCCTGCAGAGAAAGACTGGGACAGGATAGTGGAAGAGCAGGCGCGACGAGACGCAATGTCTGAGCAACGATATGAACAGCCCACTGGCTTAGATAGCGACGCCGTCAAACAAACCGTTTTCGACGATAAGAACTACACGCGTAAGGATGCGATAAACCTGATCAACGCCAGAGAATGGGGCTCTGCCGAACCATACGAAGAAACTCGAAAGCACCAAAAAGAGCAAAAGATTCTGGTGATCGGCCAAGAAAACACGACAAAAGACTGGATTTGCTCATACCAAGGAAAGGAAGGAAGCATAAAACAGCGTGACTGCAAATCACGTTACCAGTTGAACAACAGAAATACAGAGCGATAA